TGGATTGCCGGCGCGATTAAGCATCCGGGGGCGCTGCACAAGCAGCTGGGCGTGCCCCAGGGTCAGAAGATTCCGGCCAAGAAGCTGGCCGCGGCGGCAGGAAAGGGTGGCAAGTTGGGGCAGCGCGCCCGCTTAGCCCAAACCTTGAAAGGCTTCCACAAGAAGAGTGGCGGCGAGTGTAAAGCGGAGAAAATGGCGGCCGGTGGTGCAGCTAAACAGCGGAAAGGTTTTCCGAATACCAATAAGCCGCCTAAAGCCTATGCCAGCGGCGGTAAAGTGCGTGGTTGCGGGGTGGCTACCAAAGGATGCGGCTTCAGCGGTATTTATTGATGTTGTTCGAATCTTTTGTGGCGATTGCATCGGGAACAGAGTAGTTGAATATTATCGCGGGTATTGGATCCGCCTTGGGACATGGGGACGATATGATCAACATCGTAACGCCGGAGTGTTCCGGGCGGTGGAAAGGCGTTTTGGCAGATGGCGCATTTGCCCTGTTGCAATTCCAGCAATTCCCTTACGTCTCTGGTCTTGAAGCGGCCAGGAGCTTGATGTTCCCTGGCTCGTATGGCGGCTTGCTGTTTTACGCTATAGATTCGCATTGTTTCCGGGTGCGCTTTTCGCCATTTCTTCATGGTGGCCTTGCGTTCGGCCTTATGCTCTTCGTTGTATTTCTTTTGGGCAATGAGTCGCTTGGCGCGGTGCTTTCTATAGTCCTGTTTGTGTTGTTGTCTTATCTTTTCCCGGTATTGTGGATCTTTGCGTTGTTCGTGTCTACGTTCGCGTGTTTGTTGGTTTCTCGCTTCTCGATGTTTTTGGTTGGAGCGCCGGCTGGCTTCGCGTTTACTTTCCTTGCTCCGATTTCTCTGCTTTTGGAGCAGCTCTTCTCGATGTTTTTGATAATACTCCGGATTGTACTTCCGATTGTATTCTCGATGGTATTCGCGCTGACGTTCTTCTGCGGTAGGCTGTTCTTCAGGCATTGTGACCTCCTTGGCAGGTTGCTTTGCTTAGAGTGCGGATTGCTGCTCAAACAGCAATCTGCACTTGTTGTATCACAGCTATGAACTACATTGGTCTACGCGCATGTGTCCAAAATTACTCGCAGGACTTCGAGAGCACGTTTGTCGAAAACATCGATACCTTCATCCGGCTGGCCGAGAGCCGGGTGCTCCTGCGGGTGCGGCTGCCGCGGTTCCGTAAAGATGTGACGGCGAATGTGGTCGCCGCGAACAATCTGCTGGCGTTGCCGACCGATTTTCTGGCACCCGACTCGTTTTCCGTGGTGGCGGTGGACGGACTGCATATTCTGCTGAATAAAGATCCGGAGTTCATTGACGAGTGTTACCCCGATTCCACCTTTCTGGATGTGCCGCGCTTTTATGCTTATCTGAACGAAACCTCATTCAAATTGGGACCCACTCCTGACCAGAGTTACCCGGCCCACATGGGGTATTTTTATCAGCCGCCTTCGATCGTGGACAGCGGTACCAGCTGGTTAGGCGATCACTTCTCGCATGCGCTGGTGACGGGCTCTCTGGTTGAAGCGGCCGTTTACATGAAGGCTGAGGATAACCTCTGGCAACGCTTCGATAATGCTTTCGAGAAAGATCTGGCGATGGATAAGGAGTACGCGAAGGGCCGGACCAAGAAAGATACGCAGCAGGAGCCGGATACGCGGGCGGATATATGATTTCGGGGTCGGGGCTGTGCAGTTCATTCAAGCTGGAATTGTTGCAAGGTCGGCACGACTTCACAGCAAATCAATTCTGGGTAGCTCTTTATTCAGCCGATGCCGACCTCAATCCCGATACTACCACCGCTTATATGACCATCGGGGAGATTACGGGGATCGGTTATTCAGCTGGTGGAATCCAGTTGAAAAATGTGCAGGTGTTGGGGCCTTCCGCCCAGACGGCTTATGTTACTTGGGATGATCCGATCTGGTCCAATTCTCAACTTACCGCCCGCGCCGCCATGATTTACAATCAGAGCGCGCAGCAGCGGGCGGTCTGCCTGATCGACTTTACCGGGACGAGATCATCCAACAATGGCATGTTCCGGATTAAACTGCCCCCGCCCGCGCCGGGGTCTGCGCTGATTCGTCTTCTATGAGCCCTCCGTCGCCGCCACCCGCGCAAGACGTGATTATCTCGGCCACCATGCCGATGTTGACGGGCTTATTCGGCTATGCCACGGTGGACGGTTTCTGGCATGATGCGGCAGCTCCGGCGATCTCAACCTGGCAGACCGATAAGAAGATATCGGGTATGGGCTGGCAACCGGTCATGCCCCGAGAAACAACCTGGGAATAAGGAAATGCCTCCGACTTTTACGACGAATCTGGGATTGCACAAGCCGGCTACCGGCGAGGAAGCCGGCACCTGGGGCGACAGCGCGAATCGGGATTTTGATTTTATTGACAACGCCACTGACGGCATGCTCAGCATCCTGCTTTCCGCCTCTACTTATAACTTAAACACGCAGCAGGACGTGGCCAGCGAAGGCCGCAACAAACATATTATTTGGACCGGCACCCTGACCCAGGCAACCACGGTTACCATAATGCCCAATACCGCGCAGAAGCTATATGTCATGCGCAACGCCACCAATCAGACGGTGATCTTTCAGCAGGGAAGTGGCAGTGTGTATAGTCTGGCCGCGGGGCATACCGCCATTATTACTTGTGATGGAGCCGGTAGTGGGGCGAGTGTGCATGGGGCGATGTATGATCCGGAATTCGGTAACGTCTTAATCGATGCGGCGGGGCAGTTCATCTCTAATGCGCCGGCGACTTTCACTGGAGCGGTCACTTTCAGCGGTTCGAATACTTTCAGTCAGCCGCAGACGATGGCTACGCTTTCGGTAGGCCAGTTGACGATTACCGGCGGCCCATCGAGTGCAACCGGAGATGTCTACTTTCGTGGTTCCTCGGGCGCGTTGCAGTCGCTCGCTATCGGCGCTGTCGGTCAGGTGTTGAGGGTCGCTTCAGCTACCTCTATGGCTTGGGCTACGGTAGGCATGTCGATTGGCGACACGATCGCTAATTCGATTGCCAGCGCACCCTACATTGCGAATGCGTCGGTAGTGGTGTCGCAGGATGTCAATTTTCGCTGGACTACCACCGGCCTGGGTATCGGGCTGCTGCCAGCGCATACACTCCACGTGGGCTCGGCGCTGAATCCGGAGATCTGGCTGGACACTTCGAATTACTCGATCGGAAATCCGGCGCTGGTTTACGCCAATAACGCGCTGCATCGCTGGACTGCCTGGGTGCAGGATGCCGAGACCGGCACCAATAGCGGCAGCAACTATTACCTGCTTCGCTATAACGATGCGGGCACTTCTCTGGGCACGGTGATCTGCTGTACGCGCGCCACCGGCGATACTACGATCGGGGCTTCCGGTGATTACACGGCTACGCTTGCTGTGATTGCAAACAATCCCGCGAATTCGGCATTGCGGGTGCGCGGGGCGGTTGGCCAGACGGGATATCTGCAGCTTTGGGAGAACAACGCTGGGCAGCGGATGGCTTCGATCGATAACACCGGCAAGCTCTTTCTGGCCGGCAGTACTTTTCTGAGTCTCGATCAGTATGGCGCTCTGGATTTATGGCCTACCGTTCCAGGCTGGCCGTGGGGAACGATTCATATCGGTCCGGAGCAGAGTGTGGCGGTTCGCCAGGCCGGGGTGCGCGGCTCGATTGCGATGGAGGCGGCCGGTGGTGCCAATGACAGCCTGCCCTTAGGAATTATGCGGATTTATTTCCGGCAGCAGAAATTCATCATTCAGTATGCCGATCCTTCCGGTAGCGGTCAGCAGTGGTTCGCCTATATAAACTTGATCCCTAACGGCAATGCGGTCTGGGGGATTACGGCTACAGCGCTATGACCACGATCGAGGATACGCTCTATTATGCCGATGGCCGGCTGGCTAATGGGCAGGTGGTGATCAGCTGGCCGGCTTTTCAGACTAACGGTACGGCCGTATCTGGAGGCATGCAGATCTATCCCATTATCAATGGCGTGGTGGATATTACCCTGTATTCCAATTCGACCGCGCAGCCCATGGGCACATACTATACGGCGGCCTATGAGATGGACGAGGGGGCGATCTGGGTCGAGCCGTGGATTGTGCCGAATCTGCCTCTGGTCAAGCTGGGTCAGGTACGCGTCGGATTTCCGGTTTCTCCCAGTGTGATGATCAGCGCGCTGCAGCTGACCAGCGCGGGAGCGAGTTATGGAGAGTTTTTGGGGTGGAATGGGTCGCACTGGGTGCCCATGTATCCCAGTTCGATCAATATTTCGCCGAATACCATTGGCCTGTTGGTGACCGGAAACGCGGGAGCCAATTTGAGTGTGACAGGGTCGCCCGCGGTATTGGGCGCAAATCTGAGTTTGAATGTGCCGGATGCCGGGCCCACTTCCCGCGGCGTCGTCAATACGGGGGTGCAAACCTTTGCCGGCGTGAAGACATTCCAGAATGGGATCAGCGTGCCGGCCGGGGCTGTGATCTCCGGTTACGTGCCGACTACGCGGTTGATCAACACCACGGGCGGTCTCACGGGCGGCGGCGACCTAAGCGCGGACCGGACACTTTCCGGTGTGGTTTTCGGAGCTTCAGGGCCTACGCATTCGATCGGCATGGTGCCGGATCCGGGGGCGACGCTGGGCGGGACCCGTTACCTGCGCGAGGATGCGACCTGGGCGGTCCCGGGCGGTGCTGGCGGCGGCCTGGCAGATCCGACCACTACGCTTGGCGATCTGTTGGTACGCGGGGCGGCGGCGGTGACCCGCTTGGGTGTGGGAACCAACGGCCAGGTGCTGACGGCTGATTCTACGCAGGCGCTAGGTGTTAAGTGGGGCCCGGTGGCGAGCGGACAGACACCATGGCTGAGTACGATTGATGGAGCTAATCACAGTCTGATCAATGCGGGTTCTATTAGTATCAATACTTCCAAGACATACATTCCGGGGCTTGTGGTGCATGGATCTATCGCGAATGCCAATATGGTCATCGGCGGCGGTGCCGTGGGCACTACCGGGCTTAGCGGTGCCTGGATTCAGTCCACTGACGATACCATTGCGACGCTTCAGCCAATGTTGTTACTGGCTCAGTTCTTCAATTTTCAAGGCAACGTAGGCATCAATGTTACGACGCCGCCGCCTAACACTTTGCAGGTGATCGGGGCGAACGTTGCGAATATTGGTGTGGCCCAGTTCAAGAGTACCGGCACGACCGGGATGATCAGTGTTGATACCGCAGCAGGAGCTACCTACGCTTCCGTGTTATTGAAGGGCGGAGGAGCAAACTGGGCGCTATTGGGGGCAAATGGTTCTGCCGGGGCGGTCGAATTCTGGAATTACATGGGGAGTCCGCCGTTAAGCATTGCGGCCATGGTGCTGGCGGCCAATGGCAACGTTGGAATTGGGATTGCGGCTCCGCAGCTCGTTGTCGATGTTCTTGGCCCGGCAGACGGCGGTGGCAGCATTGCCCGATTGAAATCCACTACTGCGCTTAGTTGGCTGCGTCTGGATACGAGCGCCAGTGGGGGGACCTCAGGAATCAGTTTTTATGGAAACGGTGTAGATTTGTGTGCTGTCGGTTTGTGGTCAGGCGGCACTTTGGGGCTTTGGGTAAAGCAGTGGAGCGCGTCTCCGCTGATGGTATTGACTACAGGAGGTAAGGTAGGAATCGGTACCACTAGTCCTACTGCTGCATTGACTGTGATGGCCGCTGACAACTTTCCCGGTCAGCAGGGCCAGCTCGATATCGTACAGCCGGGTACCCAGTCCGCGCTGCACATCGGTGCAGGCGATGATATGGGCGGTGGTGGGGCGTTTCTGCAGGCCGCCCAGCTCGGCGTTTCTGATATCCGGGCTCTGCTGCTTCAGCCTTTTGGCGGCAATGTCGGGGTGGGCGTCGGGGCTGCTTCAGATGTGGTTGATGCGCTGACCATTTATTCCAGTGCCGGCGAGAATGCTGGCTGCTACCTGCGTTTGGGCAGCAGTATTACTTACAACTGGCAGATCGGCCGTGATCCGAGTGTCGGAGATCAGGGCGGCGGCGCTTTGACTTTCCGGCGCAATCAGAATGGCTGGGGAGATATGGGGGCTTGGGCCCCTAGTGGTCACCTGGGCCTCGGTACTATGAATCCGCAAGCCAAGTTGCATCTTAATGGCAGTGGGCCTGGTTATTCGATTTGGCCGTCGGATTGGCTGGATCCGGCACCCCAGAATATGGATGCGGCGCTGTTCATTGGGGACGCTAATGATGTTGTGGGCGGAGGCGGCGCAATCGTCTTGGGCGATTATCAGCAGCCCAATGGCTGGTTCGCGATGCGGGCCTATCAGACAAATGGAAGTGGCTATACCGCCGGTGACTGCATCTTCTATATCAGGGACGACATCAACAACCGGTCCTTGCATGAGACGATGTACTTCGCCTCGAACCGCTACGTGGGCATCAACGGGCCGCCCAATTACAAGCTGGATGTGAGCGGGATCGTCAATGCGCAGCAGTACTACCTCAACGGCACGCCGCTGCTCATGTCGGCGGCCGGCTCCTCTCGTTTCCGTTACGCTACCGATTTCCAGTTCTCGCAATCTCCCGGTGGCAACCTGACCGCAAACGTGGTCAATACCGTAACTCTTACGCCGGTCCCCAAAGGCATCAATGGCAGCGATCAACATCACTACATACTAATTTCGGGTGGAATCGGTAACACTGAGATCGTGCTGATCACGGGTGGCACGGCGACGAGCGGAGGAACCAGCGGGACGATTACGTTTACGCCGGCGTTCGCACATAGCGGGGCGTGGGCGCTGTCCAGCGCTACCGGCGGCATCGAAGAAGCCATCATCGGTCATCCGCCGAATACGGGCGGGGCGGGAGCCTGCATCATCATTCCGCCGGGGCAGTACGATATTTATGCGTCTATCGAGATCGGCGGCATGCATGGCTTGCAACTGCGTGGGGCTGGCATTGGATCGACCATCATCAATCTGTGGATGTCTCTCGACTTTCTTACTATTAGCTCTGAATTGCACTTTTTCGGCTGGTTTGACTGCACGGTCGATTCGCTCAACGTTAACCGGACTTCCGGCTGGGTATTGCGCGGGACACAGCCTTACAATGGCGATTGCTTTTTAAAGAATTCGCATTTGGCCCGTTTGCAGGTTCTCCACCAGATGAACGGGTTCTGGGTTCCCCAATACCAATTTGTATATGTCACTGAGGTATCCCTGCAGGCCTTCGTGAATTTCGGTATTGCTATTAAATGTGGACAGACCACTTCCTCGGATATCAATCAGGGGAGTGAGATTTACATTGCCAATTCGGACATTTTTGGCAATGACTTTTTCGGCGGGACTCCGGGTTATGGGCTGGGTACGGCGATCTGGATTGAGGATACGGATGCGGTCTACATCCGGGCCGTTTCGATCGGGGGAACGCGGGACTGTAATGTCAGGATTCAAGCTAACCCCGGAGGCCATGGGCCGGGGAATCATTTCTTTGATCAGTTGGTTTCCGACGCCACGCAAGGCAGCGCTGGAGCCGGATTTCTGATCACTGGCGGCGGTACGGCGAATTCCATATTCATTAAGGACACCTGGTTCGCTAGCGCGGGGGCGAACAACACCAGCAATACGGGCCGCGGAAATCTGCAGGCTTGTGGTCTCCGGATTGACGTTGCGTCTATGGATAGCTTCGTGTGTCAGACCTGTTATTGCTGGGGGAACATGGGGGCGAACATATACGTGTCAACCTCTACCTGGCAGGGAATTCTGGGTGGTCTCCTTAGTATGGATGCAGGTGTGGGTGGAGTTCCCGGTTACACTGACGGCATATACATTAATCTGCCTATCAACTCAGATGGTCCTCTGATCGATGGCTGCTTTGATTCGGGGAGCTATACGACTGGTGTTTCCCTGCGCACCTCCTCGACGGCGAATCGGATCAAGCTGGGCAAAAACTGGTTCGCCGGCGGTACGTCGCTCGGCGGGGGCTCGGTGCCGATAGCCGCCGATGTGGAGGCTGCTTTTGCAGCGAGGGCCATAACCGGCCCGCTGGGCGGGCTTCCGATGACGGCCGGGCAGTCGGTTTCCGTTACGACTAGGGTGCCTGGCGCAAGGGTTGGGATGACGGTCGAGGCTACTCCGCAGACCGATCCGGGCGACGGATTCATCTGGGAGGCCTATATCAGCGCCGATGACACGGTGGTCACCAAGCTTACTTGCCTGGTGGCTGGTTACGGTGTTGCGACTGTTTATTATTTGAAAGCAAGCTAAAGGAGAAGCAGATGAAGTTGTCGTTAGACCATACGCAGCGTCTGAATCTGCATGCGTTGATGGGCGCGCAGCGCGCCAGCGTGGATGAGGTCCGGCTCTGGTGGCGGTTGCAGGACATGATCGATTTGAGCGCGGAGGAAAAGGTCAAAATCGGGTATCGGCTGGAGCGGGTGGGCGAGATGATGCAGCCCGTATGGGATCCGGTTAAGATCTTGCCCGTGCGCGAGTATGAGCTGACGGCGGACGAGTTTGCCAAAGTCGAGCGGATTATCAGGGAATGGCAGCCGGGGTTTGTGGCCGCGGCCGATCGCCGTTGGCTGGAGCCTTTGCTGGCGCAATTTGAACCTGCGAGCCCGAACGGTCATGCCGCTACAGAAACTCAAATTCCAGCCCGGCATCGTGCGTGAGTTGACCGAATATTCGGTCAGCGGAGGCTGGTACAGCGCGGATAAGGTTCGCTTCCGCTCCGGCTGCCCGGAAAAGATGGGAGGCTGGTTCAACGTGTCTGCGCAGCCTCTTGAAGGCGTATGCCGGCATATTCATCAATGGTCCTCGATCGAGGCGGAGCGTTACGTCGCCCTGGGCACCAGCTCTCATTTATACATTCTGTGGTCGAGTAATTACTATGACATCACGCCAGTGCGCGCGCAGGTTACCAGTCTAAGCAATCCATTTACTACGGGCGCGGTGGGAACGACCAGCATGTCGGTGGCGGTGACCGGGCACGGGGCCAAGGTGGGCGATTATGTGGTGTTCTCTAACGCCACAACCGGGGTTGATGTCTATGCGCCGGCTGATTTAAATCGGGAGTTCACAGTTACCACCGTAACCGATGCGAATCATTTCACGATCACCATGGCCAAGCCCAATGCAACTGCGGGAGCGACAGGGGGCGGCGCTTCGGTGGTGGCGACATTTCTGATTCCCCCAGGCCTAGCGGATGCGGTGATCGGCCAGGGTTGGGGCATTCCGCCCTGGAGTGGCACGATCCCAGGCAACTCGAATATCAATGTGGGGTGGGGGCAGGCCTTCGACGCCACTGCGCTTGATCCGGCCAATCCGACGGTGAATCAGCTGCGGCTCTGGGATCTGGATAATTTCGGCGCAGACCTGGTGGCCAATATCCGCGCTGGCACGATCTATTACTGGCATCAGGCATCGGGGTTCAACACCCGGGCCGCACCCCTGACGCAGGCGGTTACGGTGGCCGGGACCACTTTTACCCCAGTCGAGGTCCCCACTACAGCGCGCCAGGTCCTGGTTTCGCCCAATGACCGGCATCTGATCGCCATGGGCTGCGATCATCCCGAGGCTGGTATTACCAGCGCGGACCTGTTGCTGGTGCGTTGGTCCACTGAAGAGAACGCCTATACCTGGAATCCGCTGCGTACGAATTCGGCCGGTAGTCAGCGATTGTCGGCGGGGTCCTACATCATCTGCGGCATGCGCACGCGCTCGGAAATCCTGATTTGGACCGACCTTGGTTTATGGTCGATGAAGTATATCGGAACCCCGTACGTTTTTGGTTTTGACGCTATTGCGGAGGGTCTCAGCATTGTTGGTCCTAATGCCTGCATCAATGCCGGCAATGTCGTTTATTGGATGGATCGGGGTATTTTCTATGCCTACACCGGCCAGATCCAGGAGGTGCCGTGCACGGTCAAGGATTACGTATTTAATGATCTGAATTATTTGCAGGGCTATAAAGTTTATGCCGGCCATAATCATGCCTTTTCTGAAGTGATCTGGTTCTACCCTTCCGCTCAATCGCTCGAAAATGACCGCTACGTGCTTTATAACTACGTGGATCAGATCTGGAGTATAGGCACGATCGAGCGCACGGCTTGGCTGGACATGGGGCGGGTGGCTTATCCGGTGGCTACCGATCGCACCAACGGTTTGCTCTATTATCACGAGTACGGGGATGATGATAACGGTTCGCCCTTGCCGGCTTATATTGAATCGGCCGATCTGGATAACAACGGCGGAGACCATTTTTTATTTGTTTCCCGGTTGATTCCGGATATCGTTTTCCGTGGCGATGCACAATTGCAATCGATTGGGATCAGCGTCTTAACCCGGCCTAATCCGCATGCACCTAAGCAGACTTCTGCGCGGTTGGAAATCACGCCATATTCGCCTGAGCAATATATTCGGGTGCGCGACCGGCAGATTTCGATCCGGGTGGAATCCAGTGCTTTGGGCGTAGGCTGGCGGCTGGGCACATTGCGCACGGATATGCAACCGGATGGGAAACGATAATGGCGCGGGTAGTTCGTCAGAGATTACCAGAACCGCCGCCGCAATATGACCAGGAGTATATTGCGCAGTTGGCCGAGGCGGTGAACCGCTATATGGTGCAGCGGGAAGCGCAGGGGGAGCTGATTGCGGGGCGTTTCATCATGACCGATCCGGTCAACATACCGGGCGATCTGCCCGACACCAGCACTTTGGCTACGGGGACAGAATATCTGACTGCTACGCTGAGGCCGGCGGACGATACGGAGTTGCATCAATCCTGGGCCACGGCCACGATGACGCTGACGACTACAGCGCAGAACATTCCCGGATGCACCTTCACGGTTTCGTACAGTGGCAGGTATCTATTGATAGCCACTTACGACTTTAACGTGGTAGGCAACGAGCAGGGGGCCACCTTGTACGGGGGCGTCACGGGTTCCTCACATCAGGCGTTCGTTGATACCTCCAGCAAAAGCGGCCGTAATTCTGTCGGCGCGCAGGGCATCTTTCAAGCCACCGCAGGTCAAGTGGTTAGCTTGACCGCTTCGAAAAGCGGCGGTATCGGCACCTCCTACACTGGCACGGAATGCAGTCTCACGATAGTGTGGGTGGGAGGCGTTCCTGTCAGCAATGGTTTTTTGACGGTGGTAAAAACTTCGGACGTGTGACTGCCCGGCGGCTTGATGGCCGGGACGGACGTATAGTATGAAACTCTCTATTTCGACGTCGTACTCCAATCCAATTCGCGGCTTCGAGCGTAAGCTTGCGCCGGATTATGCCATGCGCGAGTTCCGCGACCCCGGGCTGCGCAGTGGTTTGGGCAGCCTGCACCGGACCATGCCGCATCTGAAGCCGGCGGTGCGCATGCAGTCTGGCGGCGACGCGCTGAGTCGCCTCCTCTATAGCGGCGACCCGGTGAATCGTCTTTACCAGGGCGCGCGTCCCAACCTCTACAATCCAGACCCCTTTGCCCGGCAGATTATGACTGCGCAGCGCGGGATGGCCAGTCGGTTCTCCAATCCGGCGTTCCGTGCCATGCCGGGTACGACCGCGCTGTTTCCCTACGCTGAGGGTGGGGCCGCTCCCGATGAACCGGACGATGACCAGGAGCCCGCAGGCGGCCAAGGGCCTGGCGACGGCCTGGAGGAGTTGCTCGAATCCAACGATCAGGATTTGTCTGCCCAGCAGGATCAGGAGAAGCAGATCGTGGTGGAGGCGATGCTGGCGCTGGAGGGTCGCCATCCGGACCCCGAGCGGGCTATCGAGGAGTTTGTGCAGGTTTTCGGTAAAGACGCGCTCCAGGAACTGGCTTCCTTAATTAAAGGTCAACCGAGCGATGACGAAAAGGCGGAAGCTGAACAAAATGATGAGGAGTCGGGCG